AATATTTTTCTTTTTGTATATATGTATTAACGTATTCATGTCAACATGTATTCGTGTGTACATGTATTCATATCTACACGTGTACTTGTATCAATGTTTACAAAATTCTGCGTAGATTACGAGTGTCCCTAATGCTCCTCCAGACAACTAAATATGTCAGGAGAAGCGTCAGGATTTGAATGCCCATTTACTCAAAAGTGAAAGTACGGATGTAGAAATATGTCTCATCGTTTTCGTACTCATACTCATTGATAAAGTCCATCATCTGTTCATTGGTTCGTTCACCTTGCTCTATGCCGGTCTTTGAAGTCCATTCCTTTATTGCTTCCTCGATTGTGCCATAAACATCATCACAACATTCCTCAAATGGTTTGCCCGATGCGCTGACACAACATTCTTCAGGAAAGTAATTGCCCTCATCATGTGTGTAATAGACCTCACATCCACATTCGCAACAACGATAAGATATACTCAACTCACCGCCAAGAAGTCTGTCAATCTCAAAGAAGATGTCATTACAGGCATCCCATGCTGTTTCCGTCTCAAAAGAAAGCAGACATACGTCTTCGTCTTCCTCATACTCAGCCCAATAGATATGACCTCTGACGCAGATTTGTTTTGCTTCATAGTCAATACCATAATGCTTTGCAAGGTCACTCAGCCAAATATTCTTGTTATTAACCTCCATGCTTTGAAGGGTGTTCCAAAGGTTGTTGACTGCCTTACGTGTTCCTGTGAACTTGTAGGTCGTTGTTGCTTGATTTGCCATAATCTTGTACTTTATTGATTACCATTCTGTATAATAACTCTGGTCGTTGTTCTCGCATTCCTCATTCCATTCTTCATCGGTGAAGTCGGTATGCAAGCAGTCTTTACTGCAATAGTAGGCTACACCCATATCCACGCAATACCCCTCACGCATCAGTTTGCCACATTCAGAGCATCTTCTGCAAGTTCTGTCAGTGTTCCACCAATAGTCCACAAAAGACTCTGCTACAACGTCTTCGCTTGTGTTCTCATTCCTCTTGTCAAGATAGAATGTAGCGAACTTGTTCAACTCCTGCTCATTGAAGAGTTGCTTGTCTGTGCCACTCACTGCCTCAGTCAGTCGGCTCAAAATAGATTGAATTGTTGTCATGCGATATTATTTTTTCTCCCTTTCGTAGATTTCTTCTACTTCTGGGATGGTTAAACAAATTTGTTGCCCTCTAAAGGTGCTTTGGTCAAATGGAGCAAGGTTATGTGGTCAAATACTACCCATAGGTGTGGAGATTTTACCATCATACATAAGTGCCTGACCTTGATCAGATGAAGACAAAGCTATTACCTTTGCAACATCATTTGTTACCACCACAGAAATAGAGAAATACATGCAATGCTATTTCTTTTCAATAAGGAAATCATTTAAGTCATTATAACTTTGGTATCTATATGACTCATCTATGGAAATACCGGGGTAAGCCTTTGCTATTTCCTTTGTTGCTGTTCTGCCAGCTTCATCATTATCAAGAAAACAATGGATAGAGTCATATTCTTTAAGATAGGGCAAAAGCACTCTTACTTCGCCAACACCGTTAAGGACAAAGAAGTCGCATTGTTCTATAACAGTAACACCATTGTCAGGTATTCGAGCATACAGAGTCATGTATGCCAACATATCAAAGAATCCCTCAAAAATACAGCATTGTTTCTGAGGAACTTCCTTCGGATAGATGGCTGAAATACTCTTTTTACCTATACAACGTTTGCTTAGTTTATTTCGAGCTTCCATGCCATTGGCAACATTCATGAAGGCAATAGCATAGTATCGTTTGCCTCGAAAGGAATAATGAACCTCTCTGCAATACTTTTGAGCTATGGTAAAATTTATACGTCTCTGGATTATATAGTCACGAAGTATGGGATGAGTGAGAGGGCTTATCTTGTCAACAACCGTTTCATGGTTGTGGCTTTCCTGATATTCGCTACGTCTACCTTCAAACCATTGACGTTTCTTTTCTTCCTCCAGTATTCTGGCATTATAATCCTCATTGAATTGAAGTTTTTTCTCTTTGATTTGCTTTTCGAGATAGCCTAAGACCTCATGCATCGTCCATGACGGATTAAGTTGCTCTACAAGGTTTATCAGATTGCCACCTCTGCCTGTACCGAAGTCATACCAAAGATTATCCTTGGTATTGACTACGAATGAAGGTGTTTTCTCTATGCGCAATGGTGAACAATAGAACACATTCTTACCCTTAATGGAACCTGTTCCATAATTGTTCTCCTTCATCCAATTATAGATACTAACAGACTTTATTTCTTCTATTGTCATGTTCATTATAGATTAAATGCGCCCACGTGTGCGTGCGTGTGCGCGTAGGTGTATATATATACCCTTTAAACTTAAACCTTAAACTTGCCTTGCTTTGCTTGTTTCTGGTTTCTTGAAACACTCTGATTTATAGACATATCCATCTTTCTCTCTAACGATAATGCCTTTACCAGTTAGAAGTTTAAGGAGGTCCTTAATACCATTGATACCTCGCTTGTAACCAGCGGCTTCGTATGCTTGCGAAACGGAGTTGACCAAGTCGTTGTATCGTGTAGGGGAATTTTTCTCAAACACTTTGCTCAAAATCTCCTGATGTATCTCATTGTCAAGGCTGACAAGTGACTTCTCCTGACGCTTCACGACGGTAACAGAAATGCCAGAGTCAAGAACAGGAAGTTTATTGTCATCAATATGAAAAGCAAATGTTCTGAACTCCTTATCTCGCATGTGCATTGGTTTAACCTCACTGATGCTGTTGTTCTGCATATTCTTGCTAATAATAAGAACCGTCTCAGCTTTGTTTTCCAATTCAGTACCTATATGACCACGAGGATTATTATCGTTCTTGTTCAAATGAAGGACTGTATGGATGTGTAGATCATATACACTTGTCCAGGCCATTAAGACAGTCATCACATCAGTTGCTTCCTTGCCGTTATTGATGTCATACATGAGGTCTCTCAGACCATCGATGATGACCAAACCTACTTCATCATATTTACGCAAAGCATAATCAATAAGGGCTATTCGCAGCTTGGGAGTATATTCACGCAGTCCCCAGAACATAAGGCGAGGATCATCTTTTTTGAACGATAGTCCAGACAACTTATAAATACGTTCCAGGACTGTGTGACAGTGATATTTACTCTGCTCCGTATCGAAATATAAAATCTTCCGTTTGCCTTCTGGAAGACACGCTCTGTAGTTCAATACCGTAGTGTTGGTAACAGCAGCGGCTACCATGGCAGAGATATTGAAGGTTTTCTTGCTCTTTGCTTTGCCGGTAGATGCACTAAAGTTTCCAAAGGTTGCAATGGTACAATCACCGACGAAAAGAATTTTAGGCGGTATAGTAACTTTGTCTGTTGCTTTGATTTCACCTTTTGAAAGATAGGAATCGAGTTCTTCGTCACTGAAATTGTCCTTGTCAAGCATAGACACTTCAAGCGATTGGTGTTCAAATGAGGTCTTTTGATTGTCAATGCCCATCTTATTAGTTCTTTTTTCCATTCTGCTTATTCTTTTTTATATCTGTTCTAACATCTTTGACAGAAATCGCACATCTGTCAAGAAGTTCTACAAGGCGCGAGTCTGGCAGATTCACGCCGTCAATGCTATTCTTTTTCGTTTTCTTCATAATTAGTGGAATCATTAGATATTGTTTTAGAAGAACCTTTGGTTATTTCAGAGCTTAGCAAGTTGCTCTTTTTAATCCACTCAATCAGTTCCTTCTTTTCAAAGAATATCATCTTGCCACGTGGCTTGAAATGCGGAATCTCACCACTGCATGTGAGTTTGTACAGAAGACTCTGTGAGATGTCAAGGTACTGGCAAACCTCCTTCATATTTAGTATGTCCTTTGTCGTATAAAGAGTTTCCTCAATGGATTTGAGTCGCTCATTGATAACTTCAGGTTCCACAGTTGTCAATTCCTTAACCTGCATTTCCAAGAGCTCAATGCGTTTAGCCAAGAGCTCGTATTCTGTTTTCTTTTTTGCCATCTACATATGGATTTGAAATTAGACATTGAGGGAGCTACCCCCATTATTGAACCGATTCATTTGCAAAGGTAGAGGAGGTTAGTCACTATAAGGAACAATGATGCTATATAGGAATGATTGTTTCGCTATTATATAGTTATGTTCCTTTCATTTGGTAGTCTTTATTGACTGATTTAGCACTTTCTTGCAATTAGCGGTCTTATATCTGATTAGATAGAGTGTGGTGTTATACCAAAACATGGCAGTTTGTACTATTTAGGCGTTTAGACCGCACTTTTTAGAATATTTTCACTAACTTTGCACCATGATTAAGAGAGCAATATTCTATGGAACAAGCCAGGACAAGTTCAATAAGCACTTCACCAGTGATGATGATTGCTTCAAATACTTGTCTGAAATCAAATGGAAAGATGACACTTTTGTATGTACAAGGTGTGGCAATACTCATTATTGCAAAGGTCATCTGCCTTTTTCAAGACGTTGTACAAAATGCAAGCATGACGAAAGTCCGACTGCAGGTACTGTGTTTGATAAATTAAAGTTCTCTCTTAATACAGCTTTTCACATTGCCTTTAATCTATGTACATCAGAAAATGGTGTAACATCAACGGTCTTATCTATAAAATATGGATTAAGACAAAAAACTGCCTGGGATTTCAAACGGAAGATACAACATGCTATGGGCTATGTCGAAGAAAAACCTCTAGAAGGTATGATTCTCGTTGACACCTTTGAGATAGGAGATTCAAAATGTTCACCAAAAGGCGATTTGGTGATTATCGGCATGGAAATCCTTGGTGGAAAGATAGCTGGTCACGAATATGCCTATGTCGTTGACAGTGCATCACCGGACTCTATTAGAGATTTTTTCAAAAAACACATCAGTAGGAATAGCCAAATCATAGTCGGTAAAGAGAGTAGATGCGAGCAATATGCAGATGAATACTCAGATAGTATAGCTACAAGATTAGAATATTCAGCTCTCATGGACAAACATGTATCAAATCTAAAGAAGTGGTTGTTTGGAGTACATCGTCACTGTTCTGCTGAATACATTCAAGACTATCTGAATGAATACTACTTCCGACTTAATGGACATAGGGATAACACTGTATTGTTTGATACACTCATGAATTTAATTGTAAAGAATAAGCCATTGCATTAAATGACACCATTCTTGATCAGCCCGTACATTTCTCGAAATTCAAAAAATCGCATAGACGTTCCTATGCGATTTAACTCATTATATTTTATCACATTATAAATTTAACAAAAAGAAAATGAAACGGTTAACAAAAACGCCCGTTTTCTCTCTTTTTGTGCCCATGTTGCGTAAACTGCGCAAAAAAAACAGAGAATGAATTGCCAAAAGATGAACTTTGGCAACTTTATTGTGCTGCCTACGAGCAGTACCAGTCTGAAATCATCAATGGTGAGAAGTCATATTCTCGCTATGTGAATGATTTCTATTACTACCATCTTCCTGCGATGAATATGAGCGAATCAGATGCAAGGGTTCATATTATGAATGTCTGCGGTCTGAAAGAGCTTCTTGAAAATCGTCGTGATCTCGTTGATGCTTTTTTCTCAAAAGATAAGTTTGAGGAAAAAGATTATCAGCAGATGTTCCATCTGTTTGATTCTGGACAAAGCCTTACTCCAGATGAAGACTGTCTCGCACGATTTTCAGACAAGCAGATTTGCCTCATTACACAGTTTGCAAATGATGTGAGTCTCTTTAAAAATGCTGTGACTGATTCTGACATCAAGGATCTGTTCAAGTGTCAACTCACAAAACCTCTCCAGGCTGGCATTAACAGACACGTAGCATTGTTCTTCGGTGCTCTTCGTTCCTATGGATTATTGCCTTTCCGATGGCAGATGATAATTGAGGAGAACAAACTCGTTGCTTCGTCAGCTAATAACGAGCCACTACGTGCAAGCCAGTTGCGTTGTGGTCTGTCTCAAGCCAAAAACGTGAAACTTGCAAAGATGAAATCATCCAACTACAAGATTGAAGACATAGGGTTCGAAACCGTATGTGAGAATTTCGCCAAGAAACAGAAAGAAAGAATGTAAAATGCAAGAAATCCAACCAACAACAAGTAGGGAAGATATATAATGAATATATAACAATCCCTATATAGTTGGCTTTTCTACGCATCCAAGTTGTAGGAGTTACCTTTGCATTCGAATCGGTTCGAATACGGAGGTAGCTCCTCTTTTTGAAAAAAATAATCATAAGAAATACAGACAATGGACAATAATACAGAATGTCATTTCATTGATAAAACTGTCACATTCGACCAGTTTGTCAACGAACTAGCAACAATGATTGCTTTAAGGATTCATCAGGTTGAAAAAGGCCAGCTTGAAATCAGCCAGACAAAAGCGTTCCAAATGTATGGACGTGCAGATGTTGAAAGATGGATAAAGAGTGGCAAGTTAAAGCCTTCCAGAATATCTCCTGGCAAGAAACGATATAAGCTGATAGATTTGCAAAAACTTGCGAATATTCAACAAAACTATCTCTTGTAAGCGTATAAACAACGAAAAAGCTCAGATGTGGCTTTATGCCATATTTGGGCTTTTTCGTTGTTGTTAAGCGTAGTGACTATCAAACAAGACGCTGATACATCTGTGTTAGTTCCTTGTCAATATTAGTAATCTTGAACTGAACACGAGTGTTACTATTTTTTTTAGGAAGCAATGTTGTCAATTTATCCATGATTTGATCAACGTTAGAGAAACCGGTATCTTCGATGGCACAAACCATTTTGCCCATAACGTATGCTTCTGCACGAACATTATTGTATTTGGATATTCTCTCAAAAGACTTATCCTCTTTTTCGATGTGCTTGGACTCATTATCTGTAAAGAAGACGAAATCTATAACCTTTTCATTAAGAATCCATACAGGAGTGTAGTCTATCTTGACATAGACTCTTGCCATTCTGTTTATGGAGTGGTTAAGACCGAAATCAACCTCATTCATAGTTGCGCCACATTCATTTTGCGCAATGGTAGCCCAACTATGACGGAACGCATACAATGATGCTCTGAATCCCGGTTCTACTTTCTCCCAAACCTGTTTAATTCCAACATTTACATTTGCGCAAAAAGAATCAGAAGTTGATAATCGGTCATGAAAATTGAACAACCATGGAGAATCAGCCTTCTTAGAGAGGTACTTCTCAAAGGTTGGTTTCAAGAAGGGTGGTACACGCACTTCAAAGTAACCACGGTCTGAACGTGCAGACCGTGTTTTCTGCCGCTCATAGTGGAATATTCCATTATTATACTGATCCTTCTTCGCATTAAAGATGTCCACGGCATTAAGACCGCACATGCAGAAGGAAATCAATGCCACATCCTGTCCAACCTCCATCAACGGGTTGGTGAATCGGCTTCTATCTGGTACGATATTAAAGAACGCACGCAGCTTACTTGCTGGGATAGCTCGTTTCTCAGGAACATCACTGCGAGGAATCTTCACTTTACTCCATGGATTATTAAGTTTGCTCAAACCTCGCTCCTCATCATTAAACTCCATGATAGCAGCTTTATATATCTCTCTAATGCATACAGGATATTGCTCTTTACTACGAGTAGTAGTTTGTGATAATGTCTCAATCCACCTATTAAGAAAAGCAGATGTTAGACGAGAGAACATAAGATTGTCCGTTCGGGCGAACTTTTCCAGATGCTGCAGGGCCCATTTATAGTTACGAGAGGTACGTTCCTGACCACGTTTTATCATCTTATCAATGTGCAATCTTGCATAATCCGAGAAGGATATGTCTTTCTCGTACTCTAATACGAACTCCAAGACTTCTTTTGCAGACCATTTAGAAGTATCTACTTGGTTTAGCTTATTATAGCATTCCTCTATCAAGATAGAGGTTTGTTGGATGACAAATGGATCTATTATATCTTTTTTGTCATCAGATAGTCCCTTTTCATTGACCATCCATGAAGTTCTCATGTAAGAGAACTGTCTGTTGTGAGTAAATCGGATATACACTTTGTACATTCCGTTTCTCATCTTTGTTTTTACAATTGCTTTTAATGTTGCCATTTTGAAAGTGTTATTTGAAAATTAGTATTTACGTTTATTGCTATAGTTGAAAATGCCCTTATTTTTTGGGAAACACTGCATTGTTTTTGGGAAACAACGTGGATTTTTTAGGAAACATTCGTTGTTTTTTAGGTACCGGTTCATATGCTTTGGGAAACACATAAAGTGAAATTGGGAAACATTTCACCCATTTTTGGCTTCTTGGTCTGCTTGGAGAACGTGCAGAATAAACGCAAAAAATTAAAGGCAAGTACCTGAATCCCAGATACTTGCCTTCTATAATACTAATTTTCAGCACTTTCGTCTTATTCTTCGACGGCGGCCTGCGCAGCTGATTTCACCCTCTCATTATGAGGGACTTTTGAAGAATTTGTAAGCGTCTCTATCAAAAGAGGTGAATTAACTAATCTTATCGTGCTAATTTCATTTGTTTGTGCGACTCTGGCTCCGGCATCACAATGCCGTCCTGAGCCGTTATTTTGCCCCTCTGACGAACTTTGCAGGTTCGGATGAGGGTTTTATTGTTTTGACGAAAACAGACGCTTAAAACGCCTTATTTGCGTTTCGCCTCAACAAGTAGGTCGTATAGTTCCACGGAGCGTTCGGTGGCGAAATACTCTGCCCAGTTCTGAAACGTGTAAGGTATCTCCAACACACCATCGTCGTAGTCCATGCAGTCCCACCAGTCGGAAAGTTCCGCAAAGACTTCAGGAGGGTTGGTGCCCAAAGCGTCCACTACTTCCGTCGGGTACTGCTCGATGAGCATCATCTGCCAATCCCCGAAATCTGTACCGGGGTTTTCGTGCAGGATATTCCATGCAGCCTCTTTTAGATCCGCGTAGAATTCATCTTCCGTGTAGCCTCCATTCCAAAACTTAAAATCATTCATTGTTCTATTATCACTAACTTTGTCCACATGAAGAATATACTCAAACACATACAAAACTGGCATTATCGCAGATTATACACACGACTGGTCTTTGCTTATCTGAAGCACGAAAGTACCAGTTGCGGTGCATACAATTATGCAGAAGAAGCATTCAAGAAAATCACTGGTCGTTGGTATTCTGAAATTCGCGACGAGTGATGCCCTTATGTCTTGCTCCGTCTTTTACTACAACTTCTTCATCAAGTGAGGACGCATGAGGAAGTAATGCAGGTATTGTGAATTTTATCCTTGATACGTTTTGGTATTTCTCAGCCGTTTCTTCTTTACCATTTCCACCAATGCTAAACACTCCTGCAACGGTTATTCCTCCTTTTATGCCATTGGCTGCACCTTCTGTTGCTTCTGTAGTTACGGCCACATCAAAATCAATGTTAGATATATCGGCATATCCATTTGGAGTCTTAATGTGTGTAACCTTGTTGCCAGCCTCTGTGATAGGGGCAATGGTTGCAAATTCTTGAACACTCTCCTGTGTTTCTTTTACGGCTGTGACAATGTCAGTCAGTGCCGTCTTGATGAATTCTTTCAGTTCCATAGATGTACAATTAGTTGGATGTTTTCTTGATGTCAAAGATTGCACACGATGTAAACATGACAGCTGGGATAGATGAAGCAAGGACGAAATGCCATTTTGAAGGGTCTAATAGTGCAGCAAATACCGATATGGCAAGTAGTACACCAATGAACAAAAATGGGGAAATTGCACTTTTGTTCTTGCTTAAGACTAATGCTCCACCTACAACGGCAAAGCTCCACATAGTTGCAAGAAGTAGGCATAAATCATTGATGCCTTTCTGTATGCAGCAACCAAATTTATCATCATAGAAAATTATCATACAGTCGTCATATTCGCATTTATGTCCATTGTTTGACAGAAACAAGAATGGTGTAAACATAGAGATATATGTTGCTATGCCCAATACTTTCTCCATTTTTCTATCTTTAAGTTTCATCAAATCTTTATTGCCGTCCATATCATTTAATTTCTTTAAAGCGTTTATATTCTTTCCAGCTAATTCCCGTCTGGAATGTAGCTTGTTTGAAATATGGGTCTTTCCAACAATGGTACATGAAAGCAATAACAGATATTACCCCACGTAGCAACATTATAGCCCATAGGATTAGTGCCATCCCAAGAATATTCACAAGGGTTGGCTTTTCTACCCAAGACAGCAAATATCCAAGATAGCGTAAGACTCCAAACATGGTTGCCGCGATTAAACTACAAATCGCGGTAAGCATAATAGTTCCGATAAAGTGCAGAATATATTTCATTTCTCCACCATCTTCTCATAAACCTTAATCAGTCTCTCCTTTTCCGCAAGTAGGGCTTCAAGGCTCTTTACTCGCTCTTCCCAAATAGCAGCACTTACATCACCGTTGATGTTGTTATGCGCCCCGTTCCCATTGACTTGATTATTATTTCCTGCCAACGAAACCTCCATCGACGTATCAGATAAATCATCCGTGTATTCTTTGAAGAAGTTATAACCCAAGGCTTCACTTATTGTTGCGAGTTTGTCTGTATCAATACTTGTTTTATCAAGTATCCTATTCACATTTTGTTGGGGTACGCCTATTTTTCGACCAAACTCAGACTTTGACATACCAAGTTCATTGAGTTTCTGCTCAATGCTTAAACCGATGTTAACTCTTTCAATATTCATAAGCGTTTTCGATTTAGATAAATCATTATATAGTTAATAATTCTTAATTCCGAACAGAAATCTACTCGTTTTTGATGTAGGTAAATCTATTTTGATTGCCTTTGCGGCATAAAGATACTAAAAAGTAATCAAAATAACGAATAAATGGAAATAAAACGACTTAAAACCGCTTCACTTTCCGATGCTTTGATGCAGATGTCGGTTGGTGAAACTCGCCTTGCTCCCGAAGGATACAGTAACAAGACCGTCATAAAGACCTGCTGTGAACTCAAAGAGAAAGGCTATGTGTTCAGCACAACAACAAAGACTGGAGAACAAGTAATAACCCGGATAAAGTAAACAACAATGAAAAAGTTAATCATCACCTCAGCACTCCTTGTTGCAAGCCTCATCAGCTGCAACACCTCAACCCAATTGTCTAACGAAGAACTCGACCGTATTAGCTGGTCAGCCTTCTGCAAGGACTTCGGCTACAACGAAAAGGCCGATGCCAACAACGAGAAAGCCATCAACGATTATCTCGACGCTTGGCGCGGATCCGTTGCAGAAGAAGAGGCGTTCAACAAGTTGGGGATAAACCTCTACAACTAATGTCTAATAAGTTCTGCACCTCCTGCAAACAGTCCTTCAATGCTCTCAACGGCTGTTTCTGCATGTTCCTCAACCGTTACGTTGAGTACGCAAAGACACCACCATGTGCAACCACTAATAACAACAAAAAATGAATAAAGCATATTCTATCATCCGCGTTTGCATCCTACTTATCATCGGATGCGCAGGAACACTCTTCCTTTTCGGAGAGGAGCAAGACAACAGTTTCTTCGCGTACCTCTTCCACCTTATCCTCGACAAGGCCCTCGGTTTCCTGCTGCTTGCTCTCACCATCTTTCTCTTCAACAAGTGGCGCAAGCATGACTGGTTGCTTCAGTTCTTCGACAAGCTGTGCGATGAAGCCGACGAGACCCCAACCCCAATGAGCCGACAGGAGGGCGAACTATAATGGACTTCCTCAACTTCCCCGACAAGTGCGTACGCTACTCCACCTTCCTCAATGATGTGGCCGCAAAGGTGGTCCACATGATTAAGCAGGATGCCAACGATCCAGAGTTCATCAGCCAGAACAAAGCGTTTCAGATGTTCGGTCGTGGCAATGTGGAGCGGTGGCGCAAGCAGGGCAAAGTCCTTGCCTACAAGCGTCCGGGCAAAGTCGAATACCGTACAGCCGACCTGCGGCTGTTGCAGAGGATACAACAAGACTACCTTGAAAAGTAGCCTCAACTGCCGCAGATAGAATGCTTAATCGGAAAGGGCATCCCGGCGCAACGGGAACCACAAAAGGCGTGTTACAGCCGAAGTACAAGGCTCAAATATGCTCACGGAGTGCATTAGTGCGGTTCGACTCCCACCTGCGGCTCACAGACAAACAAATAATATTCATCTTTTAATTTTTAACACTATGAGTAAGATAGGACTTACAGTTGAGCAAATCAACGCAATGGAACCTACTGCGATTGTTCGCAACGACAATGTACGCGACAAGTTCATCCAGATCTACGAGGCAATGTGGACACCATCCACCGGAACATCAGGCGAAGCAGCCTACGAGCGCGAGTCACGCAACTTCAACCGTCTGCTTTCAGAGAAAGAGGACGTGCGCAAGACGTGCACAAAGTTCTCGCTCTTCACAGCTTTCCTCGACGTGGCAATTTCCGGACTCACCCTCGACCCCGGCACCAAGGCGCAAGCCTACCTCCTCGCTCGCTCCGTCGCCGTTGACAGCTACTATGACAACGGACAGAAGAAAAACAAGTACGAGACACACTGCATGCTCACCGTGTCCGGATATGGCGAGCTGGTGCTTCGTGCACGCTGCGGACAGATACGCCACGCCGACAACCCGGTTATCGTGTACGAAGAGGACAGCTTCGAGTATGGCGAACGCGACGGACAAAAATTCGTCAACTACACATGCCGTCTTCCCCACACCACCGGTCGTATCGTTGCTTGCTTCATGAAGATCACTCGCGCCGATGGTTCTATCGACTATGCAGTCATGTTGCCAGAAGACTGGATACGACTCTCCAGCTACTCCGCTCGTCAGAACGGCAAGTGGAACTATCAGACCAAGCAGTGGGAAAACGGTAAGCCCAATGCGCTCTACGAAGCACAAGGCGGACAGATTGACCCCGGCTTCCTCGTTGCCAAGTGCATCAAGCACGCCTTCAAGACCTATCCGAAGGCACGTGTCGGTCGTGCTACGCAGTTGGAGTCACAGCAGGTTGACGAGACAGAAATCACTGACGACATCTACGGCGTTACCGGTGATGGCGAGAAGGTTGACACCTCCACTGGCGAGATTATCCAAGAGAAGCAGGACTTCGCACCTCAGACCGACACGTCTGCAGGAGTAACCGTAGACCCTGCCGCCAACAACGACGACGACACATTCTAACCCTATAATACTTACAACAATGAGTGAACAGACAACAGACCTCACCATCGTACGCAAGGAAAACGTACAGATGATAGCGCAATCCGCGCCACAGATTTACAAGGACAACACAACCTCGTCCGAGCGTTGTACCGAGTATGGCCAGAAACTCCTTGCACAAATCAAGGCCAACGGCATGAACGATGAACTGGATATGCAGTGCGCCAACTACATCAACAAGGCTCGCAACACGGTGAAGAAGATGAACACCAACCGTTCTGCCATCACCAAGATATTCGACCAGATACGTTCCGAGTTCACCGGCATGGAAAATTCTGTCGATCCTAACAAGACCGGTTCTATCCCTTATCAAATCCAGCAGGAGCGCAATGCCTATGCAGCACGAAAGCGTGAAGAGGAAGAACGCCGCCGCCGTGAAGAGATTATCCGTCAGCAACGCGAACAGGCTCTCAGCCGCTACAAGCAGGACGTGGAGGACGACTTCAAGCGTCAGTTCAATGTATATACGACCAATGCCACAAACGAGCTGACAAAGCTCAACAGCGGTCTGACCCTCGAAAACTACGAAGCACAGTGCAAGACCATCCGTGAATATCCCGTCACGCTTCCGGCTGACTATGGAAACAAGCTGAACTCTACAGTCCTTATCCCGACTGAAATTGCAGACATGAGAGACCAGCTGCCGGGCATTCGTTCTTCCATCCTTTCCAAGCTCATGCAACAGTTCCGTGAGCAGTTTCAGTTCGAGGTGGCCGAATATCGTGACTCCATCATCGACATGCTGCCATCAAAGAAAGCAGAACTGGAACGTATGCAGAAAGCCAACGAGGAAGAGAAGGCACGCATGGCTGCTGAACTGAAAGCACGTGAGCAAGCCGAAGCCGCACGTATCGAGGCTGAGCGCAAGCGCAAGGAGGAAGAGGAAGCAGCCAAGAAGAAGATGCAATCCGAGGCTTCCGAGATTGGCAACCTGTTCGGTCAGCAAGCGGTTGTTTCTCCGGCTGGCTACCAACCGAAGACCTCTGTCAAGAAACGTATTCACTTCCACGACGCACAGGGCGTTCTCGCTGCCGTATCTATGTGGTGGTCCAAGGAGGGACAGTTTATGTCGGTCGAAGACCTCGCCAAGATATTCAAAAAGCAGATCACGTTCTGCGAGAAGGTGGCTAACGACAAGGACCACCCCGAGTTCATCAGTTCAACATCAGTTTCCTATGATGAGGAAGTAAAAGCTAAATAAACAGTTATGTACGAAAGTGGTTATTATCCTGCCGGTGCGGAGTTCGACCCACGCGCACCTTGGAATGAACGAGAGCCTACGATGGTCGAATGTGCTGCATGTGGCGGCAAGGGCTATCATTGGTACGCCTACGACTTTGAGGCAGACTACGAAACAGAATGTTCCGAAGAAACATGGAATATGCTTCCCGAAACGGAAGAAGAGGCTATTGCAAAACGAATGCACTTCATCAAATCAAGGGCGAAAAGGAAACCTGCGAAGTGTGCGACGGTGAGGGCGAAGTTGAATACGAACCTGATTACGACGATTATGACGAAGATTAACAACCCGGACGAATACTATCAGAGAAGTGAGGTCAGCAATTCTGACCTCACCGAACTGAAGAACCTGCTGCACCCTCACATGCAGTTCGGCGACAAGGAGGCTGCTTTCCGCTTCGGGTCTATCGTCGATGCCATCATCACCGAACCCTCGCGTGTTGACTTCCTGCACATGACCATCGACGGTGAACAATGTTCCGAGGAGGAGTTCCTCCACGCTCGCGAAATGCAGCGTGCACTGCGTGCCGAAGCACGACGAGACCCATTCCTCGCTAAGGTTCTCGAACATGCCGATACACAACGCTTCATGGTCAACAAGCAGCAGGAGTTCTGCAATGGGGGATTTACCTTCCATCTGGACACACGCTGCAAATGGGACTGGTGGTTGCCAATGGCTAACTTCGGCGGCGATCTGAAAACGACATTCGCCTCAACACAAGCGGAGTTCGACAATGCTGTAGATTTCTTCGACTGGGACCGTAGCCGGGCGTGGTACATGGACATCGCCCATTCCGACCGCGACTTCATCTACGCAATCAGCAAAAAGAACTGCAACATTTTCAAGAAGTTCATCAACCGTGGCGACGACATCTACAATCGCGGACGCGAGAAGTACGAAGAACTTGCCTTCCAATATTGGGCTTTCAACCTCATGTAACAGACAAAGTATGAAAAAGAAATTATCACAGACAGCACAAATCCAGCTGCTCAAACGCCTCAGACGCATGTGTCCGTTCGCTGTGTTCTCTGGCTCTTACGGATATACATGCGGTGGCATGGTTGGGGGGGGTACGTTCTTCTTCAGGCATGGCCGCTCGCTCAAAGGAAGCTCGCCATTGCATGCTCTCATGCACCGACTTGCGCAAGCAAGCATACATACATGGCTACGACATAACGATTTCAAAACACACAATCAATGCTTATGGCTGAAACTCTGAAACATAACCTTCGCGTCGAGCCTTACGACTATCAGAAGGAGGGCATACTTGCCGGGCTACGCTGGCACCGCTTTCTCATCGGTGATGAGCCGGGCTTGGGCAAGACGCTGCAAAGTATCGGTGTCGTTGACTGTGCCAATGCCTACCCTTGCCTTGTGGTCTGTCCGTCCTCGCTAAAAATCAACTGGCAGCGCGAGTTCGAGAAATTCACAAACAAGAAAGCCCTTGTGCTCGACAATTCCGTGCTTACCACATGGCCTTATCTTCTCCGAATGGGTATGCAGCAGGTGGCGGTCGTCAACTACGAGTCTCTGCGTAAATACTTCGTGTGGGACATCAAGGGAGGCTCACGTGGTGGGTTCCGGCTGAAAGATGTAGTCTTCACGCCGGACATCAATATCTTCAAGTCCATCATCATAGACGAGAGTCACCGCGTTAAAGACCCATCAGCCCAGCAAACCATCTTTGCACGTGGCATTGCTGAAGGCAAGGAGTATCGCATTTTGCTGTCAGGCACACCGGTTGTCAACCGTCCTGCCGACCTCATAGCTCAGCTTTCCATCATGGGGCGTTTGCCTGAGTTCGGTGGACGCTCTAAGTTCCTTGCCGAGTACGGCGGTGGCGAAATCTCCAAAGAGAGACGAGGAAATGATGAGGACGACGCTCCGCGCAACCTCGACCGGCTCTCTGCCGAACTCTATGCACGCTGCATGATCCGTCGCGAAAAGGCTAAAGTGCTCACCCAACTACCAGACAAGACGCGCACCGACCTCATCGTTGACATCAGCAACCGCGACGAGTATATGCTTGCAGAAGCCGACCTTGCAGAATACCTGCGCACATATACCGAGTGCGACGACATCGACATACGACGCAAGATGCGCATGGAGGCTCTTGTCAAGTTCATGACGCTGCGCTCGCTCTCTGCAAAAGGAAAGGTAAAGCAAGCCATCGACTTCACGCGCACATTCCTCGCCAACGGCAAGCCGCTCATTCTCTTCTGCTCTCTGCATGAGATTGTTGATGAGATAAAAAAAGCGTTTCCCAACGCGGTCAGCGTCACCGGGCGCGACTCCATGATGATGAAGCAAGCAGCCGTCGATGCGTTCCAGTCCGGGAAAGCACAACTAATTGTCTGCTCCATAAAAGCAGCTGGCGTGGGTCTCACACTCACGGCCTCGTCAAACGTGGCTTTCGTTGAGTTCCCATGGACTTATGCCGACTGCTGTCAATGCGAAGACCGCGCACACCGTATCGGACAAAAGGACAACGTGACGTGCTACTATCTCCTTGGCCGTGGAACCATCGACCGCACCCTCTACGCCATCATCCACAAGAAGAAGTCCATCGCCAACCAGATAATGGCTACCGACGACGACATTCCACAGGATGAAATGTACTTCGACCAGCTTACGTCACTCTTCCTCAATCCGGACGACGATGGCTGACCTATGTAAGACCGACCTGCAGCGCATTATCAAGTATCTCGATGATGCGGCCGCTCTCTACGATAAACAGCACGGTCTGCGCAATTCATGCCGTGCATGGTGTATTAGACAACTCACCCAAAAATTAAAAAAGAAAATAAAATGAGACAGGTAATAAGCCAAAATCTAACCGGGCGTTACGCCATCATCAAGATCTTCCCATTCATCCATGCGCTGAAGGTGGAGGTAAGCGAAAAATTCATCGACGAACAGAAGAATGAATTGACAGAGTGCCGGTGGCGACTCGCAACAGACAAAGACGTTCTCGACCTGCGCATACCTATGACAGGCGAAAACAATATAGCAAAAACATTATAAACTCAATTTTATCTATCATGACAAAGAATGAATTGGCACGTGAGGTATCAGTATCTGAGAAACTGCACCTCTCAACAACAGTGAAAGCCATCGACGGCACACTCAGAGTTATCAAGGAAGCACTCGCCAAGGGTGAAGTGGTTGTTATCCGTGGCTTCGGCACCTTCACCCCGGTTGAGGTAGCCGAGCGCACAGCACGCAACTTCAAGACCGGCAAGCCTCTGGTTATCCCGGCACACACGTCTGTCAAGCTCCGTGCAAGCAAGGAACTGGTAAAGGCGATCAACGAAGGAAAGGAGGCCACACTATGATGCTATATGAATGTGGCATACGCTACGAGCGTACTATGCCGAATGGAATGTCTAAGAAAGTCACAGAGTTGTACCTTGTTGATGCTTGCTCGTTTGCCGAAGCAGAGGGACGCATCACAAAGGAAATGGAGCCGTACATTTCGGGCGATTTCGATGTGGTCACTATCAAGCGCACCAACTACTCAGAGATTGTCGAGAATGGTGCTGACTCTGCCGACAAGTGGTTCAAGGCAAAGTTGATGTTCGTAACCTATGACGAGAAAACAGCCAAGGAAAAGAAACAGGCGGTTTACTTCATTGTAAAGGCTTCCGACATCAACAATGCCCACACGGTGGTTGTTCAACACATGAAAACCTCATTCGTTGACTACGAGATTGCCACGCTTGACGAAACTAAAATAATGGACCTGTTCCGCTACGAGGTTAATACCACAAGCAGTAATGGCTAAGTTTTCATCCTTTGCCTTCCAAGGCCGGAATAAGTACGGCAACAAGCGCGTAGGCTCCCACGCATCCAAAAAGGAGCACTACCGAGCTGGCGAACTACGCATGATGCAGCGTGCCGGACTTATCTCCGACCTTCGGGAGCAGGTATCATACCTGTTGATACCTGCACAATACGGCGAGTGTGGCAAAGATTTCAAAAATCGTCCTACAAGTGTTCTTCTCGAACGTTCTTGCTCTTATGTAGCCGATTTCGTTTATACCGACAAGGCTACCGGGCAGACCGTCGTGGAAGACACAAAGGGAGTCAGAACAAAGGAGTATATCATCAAGCGGAAACTCATGCTGCATGTGTATGGCATCCGCATTAAAGAGGTTTGATTTATATGGCACGAGACAGTTTTATATTCTATCGCAGTTTCCTTGAGGCTATCAAGTGTATGCCCTCCGAGGTACAGGCCGAGATTTACCCGGCCATCGTGGAGTATGCCCTTAACGGAAAGGAGCCTAAAGGACTATCCGACATTGCCAAGGGGGTCTTCATCCTTATCAAACCAGTGATGGATGCCAACAACGCACGCTCTGAGGGCGGCAAGAAAGGCAAGAAGTTCGGCAAACTTGGCGGTCGCCCTGCTAAGGATAGAGCTGTCTCGTCTGCCATTTCTGACAAGTCCAACGTCACGCCCGGCTACACGCTCACGCTGGAGCAGGAGATTGAAGAAATGCGTGCCGATCGTTCTTGGAACGAACCTGTATGTATGCAGTTCCACATACGCGAGGACGAGCTTGGCAAACGCCTCGACTCCTTCCTCAACCACTGCCGTTGCGAGTATGAGGGCAAACCTCACGACAATATCAATGATGCCAAACGTCACTTCTGTTCGTGGATGCGCAAGGCGTACACCTCACATGCCGAGCCGGAAGACGCACAAGAGCTGCCACCTCCGTCATACGAGTTCAATGGCGGCTTCGGTGGGCAAGATGTCTAACCTTTAATGTCTGAGACTATGGCTCAATATCCACAATGCCTAATCGCTGAACTTGCCAAGTATGGCCGTCAGCCTACCGGCAACAAAGACTGGGACGCTGCCGTCCTTTCCGTTCTTCGCAAGAACGAGCGCGAGAAGGATGCACCGTGGCTCACCCTGCACCAATGCGCACTCAACCTACGGCGAGAGAACGAAAAGACGAGGGCACAGGCATACAACCTTGCCGACCCTAACGTATATAATGCCCACTGCAGCTTCCTTGTCTATATCGCCAACTCTGTTGTGCTGGCTCCTCAACGCCGCAAGTTCATCGTTGACGACGACAACAAGCAGGTGCTGCGCTTCCTCTTGCTCTACTTCAACAACTGCCCTCTGGCTGAAGAAGTGTTCCCCGAACGTGGCTACAAGATACACAAGAACCTCCTTATACAGGGCGGCGTAGGTGTTGGCAAAACGCTCCTCATGCAGATATTCAGCGAGTATCTACGGCTCACTAAGAACCCTCGCTTCTTTCACAACGTGTCGGTCACACAGATGGTCAACTACTACACCATCCACAACAACCTCGACCGCTTCACTTACTTTGAGGAGGAAAGCAAGGGCTTCCAGTGCAAACCCGAAAATGTGTGCCTCAACGACATCGGCATACAGGACCGCACGTTCTTCGGCATGGACACCGGGTTGCTCACCGATGAGTTCCTTCACGCTCGCAATGAGATTTGGACACAGTTCGGCAAGTTCGCCCACCTGACTACAAACCTTGACAACAAGGAGCTTGAAAAGCGGTTCAAGCGCAATGACGGCTACGGCCGACTTGTGGATCGCTTCAAAACATACAACGTTATTCCTTTACCGGGAAAAAGTAGAAGATAAATTATGGAAACAATTGAGATTAAATCAATGACGAGCATTGAAGATGCTGTCAAATTAGTATTACACACCGCCAAACTATCAGGAAGTCGTGTAGTCGCAGAGTTTAACGGTTTCATTCTCGACTCAAAGAATAGCTATGACAAGAACCTTGATTTATACTGGGCTTACATGGGGCGAGCTGACCGTAACGTAAACTGGGAACAACGCCGCTACGAGATAGCAAAGACCATGCTCCCTGCCATCTACACCGACGATGGCAATGCGGCAAGAGCTGACCACTCGCCAATCAACGGCTTTGAGTATAAGACTCTCGAAGGCTGCTGCCGTGAAGCTATACGCTTCGCAGATACACTTATCAAAGAACTAAAAAAGAGCGAACAAAATGATTAAACCCGAAGGCCTAAGAACAGGCGACCTTGTAAGGGTGAGTCGCGATTGCGCGTTTCCGAAAGGCACAATGTGCGTTGTTTCTGATATAAATCCCCTAAAAGTTTTTAATGATAAAAAAGGAGTTGTCAGTCTAAGTGCTATCAACGATGACGACGACGGTCCTTGGGGCGTTTGGTGCTGCAATGTCGAAGGCATACCCGTTACACCCGAAATACTCAACAAAAATGATTTTAAGGAAGAAGCCGTTGGTGAATACTATACAAAGCCTCTTGATAACGAGGAGTATTCTCTTGCGAGATATTTGGCGGTAGAGCGGAAAAGTGGTAATTGGGCCGTTTACATTAAGTATTGTAGTTTGTACGATTATGCTCTGTTACGAAAAATTAAATACATCCACGAACTTCAACATATCCTTTGGGCGTTGGGGTTGAACGCAGAACTAAAAGTATAAATATGAAACTTCGGCAAGCGAGAAAAATCATCAAGAGATCAGGGCGTAGAACGGCTAACTATTGGAATAGATATGACGTGCGTCCTTCTAACGTGCTTCTACTAACACTCATTGACGAACGCATACGCCGTGCCGAGCGTATCGTACGCAAATTTAGTCGTGCGATACCTCCAGAGCCGCTCGGACGAGAGATTTAAATACTCAAACTTATTAATAATATTTTTATGAAAAAGATAATGTTCAACGACGAGTGCGGCTTAACACAAGCCGTACTTGAAGGTCGAAAGACGCAGACAAGAAGAATAGTCTATACGCAAAACGGGTTTGTTGTGTTTGATGGTGAAGATTTTCAACTCAAAAAGCTCGACAATGGGCAGGCTCTGCTTACGCTTTGCAACAACAGGTTTAAAACCGCCCACTATAAAATAGGCGAAACCATAGCCATCGCCCAGAAATACGAAGATTTGATAAAGAACGATGAATTTTACCGTCTTTGTGGCAAAAACGGAATGCCTTTGGAGTGCATCAAATACGAGAGAGGGTGCAACAACAAGATGTTTGTCCGTGCAGACCTTATGCCCCATCATATTCGCATTACCAACATCCGCGTAGAACGTCTGCAAGACATCTGCGAAGAAGATTGCCTAAAAGAAGGCATTTGGCGTGACGACAACGTAGGGCTTGAAGGCACGACGTATTGGTATCACGGTCTTGCCAACTCCTCGTTCAGAACAGCGAAAGAAGCCTACGCTGCCCTGATAGACAAAATCAGCGGCAAGGGCACATGGGAGAGCAACCCTTGGGTTTTCGTTTACAATTTTTATCTTGTAAAATAAGATACAACTCTAAAATATGGTTATAAATTAGTGGTCATAAGCAATGAATAAAGTTTATAAGCTGACAATGCGCTGCATCGAAATTACAGACCATCGTTCAAAAAATGTCGATGTCAAAAACCTTAGAGTGTCACTATATATGTGTAAGCATATTAAAGTTCCAAAAGGTCTGACACTCAAAGATCTTCGGGGTAGAAAAGAATATATTGGCAGAAAATTTGTATTAAAGGTCGATTATTCCGACAAAAAGGAGGAGAAAGGATGCGCTCACGACAAGCCCGGAAAATAGTCCGCATGGTAAAGAACACCCCAATCGACCGCATGAGCAGCGCATGGTTCGACCGTGCTCTCCAGTGGTGTGCAACATACCGCCAACCACATATTAAAAAGGCTCTCCGCTACTATTGGAATGGTGTAGCAGACGGCAAGGTTAAGCCATTCTATTACAAAGAAAAATTTTCAAGAAACAAATTCGTATGAAAAGAAGAATTGCACGAAAAATCGACAACTACAAGGTAATGCCTCAACGCCTTACCAACAAGGCCATGTACCTCTACCTTCGCATCCGCGAACACTGGAGCCTGTCAATAAGAGGCAAGAACTACAGCACCTGCTACGTCATGGACAAGTGGGGACGTGTCTTCATCTACTCACGCTCCTATCCCGGAGGGCGCGTCGAACACGGATACGGCTACGATGCGTGGCACGATGAATTCGGCAGGCTGTACCCAATCCGTAACCCTAAACGCAAAAGAAAGGCAAGAAGATGATCAACAAAAACACTTTCATCAAATGTGGAGCATGTTTGAAACGTCATGGTAAACATAAAACAATAAAACAATGAAAACTTACATCGGAACAAAACAGGTTAAGGCCGAACCTATGAACGAATTGGCCGCAGTTGAGAAAGGTTACGCTCGTAAGAACGAGGACAACCACGAATGGCGTGAAGGTTATCACGTGCAGTACACCAACCCGGACGGCAGCACCTACGACTCTTGGTCTCCTAAGTCTGTCTTTGAGCAAGCCTACAAGTGTGCCGACAGCTTCATCGACCGCTTGCAGATAGAGCACGACGAATTGAAGGAGCGTTACAACAAGCTCGACAACTTTCTTGAAAGTGGCAAGGCAGAGAAGGTATGCGAAGAAAACCAGATTTGGCTCATGGCTCTCCAGCGTATAAACATGCAAAATTATCTCGGCAATCTTGCTACGCGCCTTAAATTCTTGAAAGATGCGACATCCCAAACGCAGGGCTAACATGCTCTACAAGCTACGTAGGAGAGGTATTCACTGCAACACCAAGGAGCGGTGCATATACCTCCCCTACAATGAGGATCCAAAGCACTACCCACAAATACCAAGGTTGTGCCGGGAGTTTCACTTCTACGTTCAATTCATCATCACATGATGGATTGAACGTCCCTCTAAACTTAAAACCATCTTTCATCAACAACCCTATATCTTTGCATTATGATTAAACTCTTGGAACGAACACGCCGCCCCGACATAACATTCTCCCGTAATGGCCGCATTTCCATTACGGCAAGAGTCGTGCGGTTACTCTCGCTCCAGCCGGGCGACAGTATTAACGTAGCCTTCCACCTTGGCGAGTGCTACCTGCTTGCTGTCCGGCACCAAAATGCAATAGGACGGCATGTCGCACAGTGTCACCCGACAAAGAAAGGTTCCAACAACTACTGTGTATCTTCCGTCCTCCTCGCACGACTCATGCTCGACAACTGCGGCATAAAAGAGCAGCGTGCCTCATTCATGATAGGCCAAGCTGAGAAACGCGACGGCGAAATAGTTTTACCAATAATATTTAAGCATCCGTTATGAACCAAGAAATAAAATATAGTGGCTTCTCCGCTGTGCCGTCCGACTATGAATGTTCCGACGGTTCTCTTGCTGTGTCCATCAACCTGCTGCCAGAAGACGGTGCCTTGAAGCCTATCCTCGCGCCATCAGAAGTTATGCAGCTTCAAGATGGTGAGGTCGTCAAGTTTATACACAAGACTTCCTCGTTCACGCATTACATCGTATATTCTGTGAAGAGTGGAAACATAGCCTCAATAGACAAGGACACAACAGAACGCATAGAGGTCGGCTCACTATATAGTGTTTCTCATTTCAATGCTGTAGGTAATACATTGCTCGTCTTTACGTCCGGCAGCTTCTACTATTACTTGTGGAAGTCTGGCAAATACGTCAAACTGGGCGACCATATCCCGGATGTTGAAGTGTCGTTCGGTCTTGTCGGCCATCCTCGTTTGTTCAGTCTTTCCGATGATAGCAAGAGTACGTTCACCATTTACTTTGATGGTATTTCCGAGGGATCACTCTACAACGAGTTCACAGAAAACAACAAGACTCGTATCACAGAACAGATAATGGCGAAAGTCAACAAGTTCGTTGCTCAGGAGACTGTCAACAAAGGACGGTTCTGCTTTCCGTTCTTTGTCCGTTATGCCTTGCGTCTATACGACGGTTCACTTGTTTATCATTCCGCACCCATTCTCATGAACCCATCTACTAAGGCAGCTCCCATTGTATGGTGGAACAGGGCAAAGGGAAAGAATAGCTATACAGAGGCTGTCTGTGACATCATGCTTATGGCCGCATCGCTCGACTATAAGGTTGTACGGAATGATGACTCGTACGATCTTAATGACTGGTCCGACATTATCAAGAGTATTGATGTGTTCATATCCAAGCCTATATACACATACGACCAAGAAGGAAAGATTTCTTCCATGTCAGATGTTGACAACTACAATACAAAGTTTATTGGCCGTCTGTATGCCGACAATAAGAACACCGTAACATCGACAAAGGCAGAAGACAAAATACTCGGGCAGTTCTCTTCTAAGGAATTTCTTGACTACTACTGTGAGTGGGAGTATTCTAAGATCTACGCTATGTACTATTCGTCTGACCGCTCTTATCCTTCTACGGCTTTCCACATGCCGGAGTTCACTGAAGGAAAGGTGTCAGAGTCTATCAAGAACACTTCAACGTTTTACAAGTTGTGTTCACTTGAAATTGCAGATGCCATTGCCGACAACAAGCGAAAGGACATTATCGTTGATGATGAATATCTACAGTCTCTTGTTACGCGCGAGGTTATGACCGACGACTATCTGACGCATGACCAGCTGCATGCTGATTACTCATTCGTCTATAATAGTCGCCTCAACTTGTCCGGACTCAAACGCAAGCCATTCACCGGCTATTTGGCCCAGTCTATGTTCGCATATTGCAATGGACGTTACAACTGGCAACCAAACGGTTCCACACTAAACATATCAATGGCGGCATTCTCTACTGATGATTATTCCATTATGGTTTACATCAAAGAAAACGGACAGGAATATGCTGTGGCTTCCGACGACCGTTTTTATGGAATGGGTATGCAGTTATTTTGTAGCTCTGAAATGGTATCTACCAGTGGTTCAACGCAAACGACGAAAAAGAGTAAGCATTCGTGGGGGTGTTATGTTTTCTACCCAAACCCGAATGCCTACAAAATGGTTATCTATAATTTCAGTGCTGCATGTTATGCCATTGAACTCAAACAGCATGAGTTCCTTAATGGTGCCTTTGCTGTCCTCGACTACGAACTGGTACGTGAAAAGAACTTCACTTCGCTACCGTCTGTCTATCCGTCACACGAAGACAACAGCTTCCCCATTGAGATTGCCAACAAAATCTACACCTCCGAAGTCAACAACCCCTTCTACTTCCCGGTACTTGGTATCAACACCGTTGGCACGGGAGAGATTAAGGGCATCTGTTCTGCAGCAAAGGCTCTTTCTGAAGGACAGTTCGGTCAGTTTCCTCTCTATGCCTTCACCTCTGAGGGTGTATGGGCGTTAGAGGTTTCGTCTACTGGCACCTATTCTGCCAAGCAGCCCATCACGCGCGACGTGTGCATCAATCCCGACGGCATCACACAGCTTGACTCCGCTGTTCTCTTCCCAACCGACCGCGGCATAATGCTGATCAGCGGCTCGCAGACGCAGTGCATATCCGAAGCCATCAACTCCGAATATCCGTTCGATGCGCTCCGGCTTCCCGGGTTCGACAAGCTGCACACCATGCTCGGACATGAACCTGCAACAGACAAGTGCTTGCCTACGTTGCGGTTCACCAAGTTCTTGAAGCAGTGCCGGATGCTATACGACTATGTTCATCAGCGAGTCATTGTCTATGCTCCCGGTATCACATACGCCTATGTATTCTCGCTGAAGACAAATCAGTGGGGAATGATGTTCTCCAACATTGCCTCACACCTCAATTCATATCCGGATGCGCTGGCCATGGACACTAAAAATGCTGTGCTCAATTTCTCGGTACCAGTAACAGATACCGTCAAATGCCTGTACGTCACACGCCCTCTCAAACTTGAAGCGGCAAACGTATTGAAGACTGTCGCCAGTGTCATACAGCGTGGACTGTTCCGCAAAGGAAACGTATCCACGGCCCTCTACGGTTCGCGCGACTTGCAGAACTGGCACCTTGTATGGTCAAGCAAAGACCATTATCTACAGGGCTTCCGTGGCTCTCCTTACAAGTATTTCCGAATTGCTGGTGTAGCCACACTCTCACCAGATGAAAACATCTACGGCGCGTCAGTCGAGTTCACACCTCGACAAACCAACAAGCCGAGATAAAGAAGATATTATTAGGTTTAGTTATTTATTAAGGTTAGATTGTTTTAGGTAACAAAAGAGCCGGGATGCGTGATGCACCTCGGCTCTTGTCTTTATTATCCTAACCAATGTTGCCTGATACGCTTCCTCTCCATTCTTGAATGGATGGAGGTGCGTATTTCTTGCTCTGCCTCAGCAGCCTTGGCAAGCCACGTCTCAGACTTCGACGGATTAGTTATGCTTAGCCAGTCGGCCACGCCTCGGCACACAAGGTATTCATGTATCAGCCTTTCCACATAGGTCAGCGTGGTTTGCGAAATAATGTTGGGCACACTCATGTTTATATGATATTGCTCCCTCTCCTTTAGCTTGTCGTCAAACTCTGTCTTGACGATTTCCTTCTTTGACCAAGGGTAAAGCATTTCCCGGCACATGGAGATACCCAAATCCAGCACTCTTGTCACCCGGTCCACATTGCCCTCCTCGCCAACGTCAGCCACCATGTGCTTGGCGTGCTCGGTTTCCGGAGCCATTACATGGCTCTCCACATAGGCATTGTTCTTGATGTCATAGAGCAGCTGTTCTCGCTCGAAGGTAAGCTTTACCTTTAGCTTCGCTCCCTCATTCTCTATGCAGCAGCTCATAAGCCCTCCTCCTTAGTCTGTTGGACGCTTCGGGCGGCTACGCTTGCTCACTGCCTGTTGGATGCTTAGCAAACTTCTCTGTGCAAGGGCGATGTACTGTTCAGCGTCTGCCTTGTTTGTCACCATGTACCACTCGGCGATGGCAGAGTTCTTCAGGTAGTCGTGGATAGCCTCGCCCACACCGGTGGTTGCAGCCTCGTTGAAGTTGCTCGGCATTGTGAGGTTAAGCGTCAGGTTTGTACTGCCGTCATAGTGGCTGTTGTCTGTGGTTGTGCCGTCCTCGTTGAGGTAGTCCGACAGTTCTGTCTTCACCTCGGCAAAGCCTTTCTTGATAGAGCGAAGTATCTTCTCGCGGTTTTCTTCGTCCTCAGAGGCAAACATGCTCGCCACCTCCTTGTGGTTGTCCTTGTTCTGGATAGTACGGCCACGCAAGAAGGTCTCGTTCATGATGTCGAAGAGAAGCCACGAAATTTTGATGGTTGCCGTCACGCTCTTCTTGGCACCTAATGTCTTTTCTTGTCCTTCCATGTCAATAAAATATTATTTGTTAGTCACTCGGACGGGTCGGTCTCTTACGGCTGTATAGCAGACGTTCCGCACCGTCCATCATTTCTCCGGCTTGGTTGAAGTAGTCAGCGGCTTCGCCCTTGTTGGCCAGCTTGAACCACTGGGCGATGATTGAGGCAATGAAGAAGTTGCGAAGGGCCGACTGTACATTGTCCTTCATCCCTTTGTCAAACGACTTGCTCACCTCCAGCACGGCTTCGTAGCCTGTCCTCGTCGCAAGCGACGGAACAACGATGCTCTGTGCCTCCACATCTTTAGGTTGTTGTATGGGTGGAATAGGAGTTATCGTTACAAGTATCTGCTTCGTAGCTCCGCTCACGATCATCTCTTTCAGCCTCTCATTGGTGGCAAGCACCGACTCCTCCCAAAACCTGCCGAGGTCTGAAAGGTCGCTGTCCGTGGCGAGGATGCGGTCTCGCGCTCCATCATCGCCGTCTATCAGCTTCGCGCCTGTGTAGTCGGTAGCCTTTGCCACCTCTTCATACACGTCGTCCTTGAATATCTGTACGGTGATTGTCTCCATGTCAGAATGAGATTAGTGAATACGTTAATCCGATGCCTATATATGGCTGCATACCTTGTTTGCCGAAGCCGTAACCTGCCGTCACACCGATATGCCATTTCTTAGGAGGCTGCTTAATCTTGCGCGTTACATACTCATGCTTGGGATATACATAGATGCTGTCAAGCTGCACGTCATATCCGCTCACCCATGCCGTGTAGTCACTGCTTTTATACATCTTTTGGATGATGGGGATAGTAACCTCCGTACTGTCACGCACATCTGCCGCATCGTTTTGTGTACAGCTTTCTGCCGGTTGTGTGTCCGCACGGATAGATGGCTGTGCCTTGTCACTCTTGGGAAGGGTCACGGTCTTGTACGTCAACACCAAACTGTCCTTGGGTACTGGCTTATAGTAAGGTATGGTGTCAATCACAGTGTCACGCACCACTTCTGCAGGTTCATGATCTTTTCCGTAGCCTCCGCAATGCACGATGCCAACCAGACAGACGATGCCAACAACCACACCTAACATTGCCCACAAAAAGCCTAAAATCTTCTTATCCATAATAGTCTTTGATAAATTCAACAATAGCGTTCACATGCACGGCTGTCACCTTCACCTTGCCTTCCTCACTCAACAGCAGGTCAACGTCTTCTTTGTTGTCTTGGAAAAGGTTCTCCGTCAACACTGCAGGGCAGTTCGTGTCTCTACAGATAGCAAGGTTCTGGGCGATGTACTTGGCATAGGGCACACAACGGTTGCCTTTCAGTCCTTGAAGTATTGCTTCGTTCCAAAGATACTGCGCCAAAGCCTTGCTCTTTGCGGATGCGTTCATGCCTACATGGGCAGAAAAGCCTCGCGCCTCATGCCATTTGCCGTCGCCTCCTGCTGCATTGTTGTGGATCGATACAAGCAGTACGTTCTTGGTGCCTACTTTCTTGCAGATGTCGTTCACACGCTTGCAGCGTACAGACAGTGCAACGTCCTGCTCCTCTTCCACAACACGCTCTGCATTGTAGCCCATGCCGCGAAGCTCGTTCACAACTCGCGTTGCAATCTCTCTTGCATAGGCATATTCACGCAAACGACCATCAGGCGATTGCTTGCCTTTAGTGTTCACCCCATGCCCATTGTCGATTAGAATTTTAATCATAATATATAATTTGCTTAGAAAGTTGTAAAAATCTGCATATAATTTTACGCAAAAGTTGTATTTATGCGTTCAACCTTTGGTAAAAGTCTGTCTTGATATTATCATACGCAAGTTTAATGTTAGTATAAGCACGAGCATTGTTTGCGCCATCTTCATTATAAATCTCACCTTCAACAATCTTCGCCACGTCCTCCACCCATTCCGAACTGCAAAACTCTGAAATGGATTTACCTCGATATGTGAAAGAGTCGAAGCGCGAGTTGCGGTCGTTGTGTATAACGAGCAACGACTTGCGTATCTTCGCTGCTGTCGCTTCGTGGTCTATGATGTGGTTCTCTTCTCTTACACGCTTGATAAGTCGGCACACCTGCTCAATGCTGAGGTCGAAAGCAAAACCTGTAAGGTTGCGGATGCGTAACAATGTCTCCGGGCGAAGACCCTCTGATATGTCTTGCAGCATGTCGTTCTGCTTACGTGTCTCTTCGGCAAGGTTGTGCATACTGTCCTTCTGGTCTTGCATCATCTGTTCGATGATGCTCTTGAACCAACGGAAGAGGGCCACCATCATAGCTGCGGAAAGGAGAAGGAATAAGGCTGCTGTTATTGCCATCATGCCATAGTCGCTAATACCTTTAGCCACCTGCGTAATTTGACTTACATCGTTCATTTCCCTGTCAGTGTTACTCTTATCAATCGTCCTACAACTACTCCGGCCATCGTACAACCGAAGTCAACCCAATCCCATTTGCCGCCATACAACTTGTCTTTAAGTTCCAAGGCTCCAGCTACACCAGCTCCGGCATACAGCGCACAGTAGGTATCATCAGCTCCCAATCCGATGAGAACGCCGCCTACGATATGTCTGCCGCGGTTACTGGATTTTAACCATGTAATAATCTTTTTCATTGCCATTATGATTTTATGTTCTTGGCAAATTTAGCGACTTAACCGGTGAACGTCGTTTTAACTATTGTAGCACAAAAAAAGAGGAGCAAGATTTCTCCTGTTCCTCTTATTGATAATGTTGTGATTACATGTCAAACACATCCCAATCTACATTGTCCTTCTCCTTCCATCCGTTCCTGATGGTTTCAAGAATGAAACATGCAGCGGCCTCGCTGAACTTCTTGAACTCGTCTCGCGTCTGGAAGGTATGATAGATGGGTGTAGCGTCGGCTTTCTCGTTGAGTTTCAACGTAAGTGGGAATGTAACACTTTCGTTGTTCTCAATAGAGGCAAAGTTACGCTGCTTCTCGTCTGTGAGCCAAACCTTGATGCCCTCATACTCAAACTGATTGACAATCTTGTCTTTGGTCTCTGCGTCTATCGTAGCCCAAACAAGTTTCCTTATCTCGTCAAGCGTGGGCTTGTGCGTGAACGTATGGCGGTATTCGTATGTACCGCTCTCTGTCTCATACAGACCGAAATAGAGCAGCCATTTATTCTTGCCTACTCGTTGCAGTCCGTCCTGACGTTTGGTTGTGCCGTATATCTTTTCCATTGTCGCTATGATTTTGTTGAGGCAAAGATATAGTATGCTGCCCAATTCACGCTTTTAACTTTAGTGACTCTCTTTATGTGAAGTTATACTTTCGCTTGCTGCCGTCAAACTGTTCGCACTTGATGACGGTCTCAAACGGAAAGCCATCCTCGATGTCGCTTATCTGGTCAAGGATGCCTTTCATCTCGTCCGAAGCGGTGAAGAACTTGCCCCATTCCTGTGTCGCAGGGTTCTTGAACGACACTAAGTAGCGGTCTTCGCCAAACTTCGTGTCCAGTGTCTCGTAGTCGTGAATTTCTACCGGGATGTTCACGATGTCTCCCAAGCGTGTAACCTTGCCCGGAAAACGCTTCTTGCCGTCTGCAGGGGTATAGGTCACGCCCATTTCTGAAAATTTCTTCATGTTTCTACCTGTTAATGTATAATATAAATGCTGGCAGTCTGCATGACATGCCATTCCTTTGAACGAGCCTATAATTTGTTGTCTTCGCTTTCTTGATTTTATCTTGGCGAGTTTTCTCGCAGCGTTCACCTTTGTACGCTTGCGTATTCGTGAGTGGTCACCATAATCAATATACCCCAGTGCATCCATTCCTGCGCTCACTGGAGCTACCTTCTCGTTCGGCTTGATTATCAGATTGTAGGGTTTACTTAGTCTGTGCAGTGTATCCCTGTGTTTCCACAACTCTTTTTTGTCGTCTCCAAGTATGTATATGTCGTCACAAAAGCGGTTGTAGTTATCCTTTCCACACTCCTCTATCATGGCATGGTCAATGTCATTGTGATACAGGTTGCCGAAAAACTGTGAGGAGCGTAGTCCCTTACTGATGCCTTCGTTGCCATCCGGGTGCAATACCTTAACGAAGTCTATTAGTATGGGGAGTAATATCGGGTCGGCTATATACTGCTTGATGATGTCAATCATCTTGTCGTGCAGTATGTGGTCATAATAACCTTTATAGTCGCTCTGATAATAATATATAAGGTCGGGGTTCTCGGCTCTCACTTCCTGCATCTTGTGGAATAGTCCGTGTGGGCCGCGTCCTTCTATCGAAGCTGCCGTGTTTTCTATTAGCAATGGCGAAAGGTGTTTCTCCACAATCTCCATGATGGCATTGCAGCCTATACGTTTCACTACAGGAGGCGCTTGAACCATTCTTCTCTTCGGACCATCGTCCACCTCAAACGAAGACAGACGCTCAACACGAAATGTGCCATTGCCTATTTGTTCTTTCAGCTCGGCAATAATTTCTTTCTTGCGCTTCATATAGCGCACCATGCGTGGAGTACATTCCACACCATCTATAACAACCTTCTCCCTCCATTTTATTCCGCTTCGCGTGTCGGCGTTATGAAGGTTCGACATGACACGCTTGAACGAGCGTTCCATGTTTTCGTCCGAAATGATTTCCGGGATGAGGTTATATAAAGGAAAACAGATAGAAGTTGGTGCTTCTACCTGTCCTAATAAGTCTTCCTGTTGATTGACAGCCTTCCTGTCCTGTGGGGAGTTGATGCACTCCCCACATGTGGTTAATGTCGTGTTCCGGCTTTCCATAATTCGTTTATCATGCTGTTGCCGAGGCTCTAATCCCTCGGAGTTTGTTTGCGGCAATCCTCGTGCCACGTCAGAGTCCCCCGATTAAGTACCACTAAGAATTTCAGCCGACCGCCGTAGTTCGTGTTCGAGTTCGAAGAAGCGTTGTTCGCGTTCGCATAAGCGAGACCGCTGTTCGCATTCGAGTTGTTGCCAGACCGCAGAACACAGCGGCGCGTGGGATTTTCTGCCTTTTGTTTCTTGTTATACTATCGGACGCACAATGTCCACTTTCAATCCCAAAGCGTCAATGATGCGGAAAAACATTCCCACACCAGGTTCTATCACACCTTTCTCTATGCGTGATATGTAGGTCTTGTCCGTACCGACTTTCTTTGCGAGGTCTGATTGGGTCATGTGTTCCTGCTTTCGGGCATCATAGATAATCTGTCCCACGCAATAGTTGGTGGCTTCCTTTCTGAAAGCCTCTCTTTCCGCAGTTCCTACTGCTCCATACTTGGCGTCAAGAATGGCATCAAAACTGCTAATGTCATTTCTTTCCTGCATAATATTCCTTTTTAAGTTCAAGTGCTCTGTCTATCTCCTTGGAGGGTGTCTTCTGGGTTTTCTTCTGAAAGCCGTTGAAGAGCATCACGATGTTGCCCTCGTCGAAAATGAAGAACGCTCGATATATATTACCATTGTAGGAGGCTCTTATTTCATAGAGACCATCCTTTATGTACTTTACAAATTTCTCGCTCACTCTGTCCTGCATCTTCAGCACATCAAGCACATAGTCTATCTTCTTCTGTGCTCCTGCTTCCAAGGTGCGGTAGAACGTGAGGAAATAATCTTTGTAAACCAGTATTCTCCGTTCTGAGTTCATGGTGCAAAGGTAATACAAAAAGTTGATATATCATACAACTTTTGTTTTTATTTTGCAGAGCCTAAAAAAAATCTCGCTGACGCGAGATAAAAAGGGAGAGGGAGCAGCCTCCTTTCGTCGGCTCTCTCTCTGACGCTTTTTTCGTGCTTTCGCTTTCCGCTTAGTCAACAATCACGAATTTTCCGCGGAAGGCCAGCCGACCGCCGCAGTTCGCGCCCGAGTTCGAAGAAGCGTTGTTCGCGTTCGCATAAGCGAGACCGCTG